ACTTTATCTGTAGCAAACTATGCGGGGCAAATGCCTTTCTTACAAGGTATATCCGAACTTACAGACGCTACTTTTAATCGCAGTGGTGACCCCGAAAAGTTTGCTGAGAGAATGCTGATGTGGCTTGGCGAGACTAGTGGCGGCGTTGCTAGTAATGTTGCCGGCTCAGCTAACCGTATGACTTTTGGAGGTGTCAACAAATTAGCTAACCTAGCATATGAATATAACAATCAATTCCCAGTCATTCCTTCTGATAGCTTTAGTGCTACTATGGAAAGGTTGAACGACCCAACTATGAATACGGCTGAGCTTCAAGAAGAGTTCCTCGATGCTAACCCATACATGCAGGGTTTCTACAAAGCACGTAATAGGTCAATGGCACGGAACAAAGATTTCTCTGACCAATTATTACCACGGTTGAATTTCTGGGGTGAAGAAAAGCAGGCAGGCAGAGGAAAAGTATCTGAGGTATTTAATCCTATTAGAATACAAGAGGGTAGCTACAATGCTTTAGATGAAGAATTAATAAGGTTAGCAGATGTGGGCGCTGGGGCATTTGGTTTTCACCCAAAGAAAATACAAGGGTTTAAATTAAGTGACGCTGAGCAAAATATGTTTATTCAGTTAACAAACCAAATAGACGTGTACAAGTCCGGTGGCAAATGGAGAACACGCCTTCCCGGCGATAACGGCTATGACGAAAATAACACAATGTTAGGAAAACTCGCTGATACTGTTTTCGATACAGAGGGTCCATATGCCTCAGCGAACTTCGACGAAGAGCGTTATCAAATTTTGTCAGATATTGTTTCAAGGCGCCGGAACTTTGCCAAAAAAGAGCTCATAAAATTAACGCCACGCTTATCCGCTGCGTTCCCAAACGTGCTCGAATAGTGTATAAAATCTAAAAGAGGGTTATAGTATGACGACAAGAGATATAGTAGCAGCTGACAGGCGAGTACAATATTCCGGCTCTAGCGGTCTCGGCCCCTATTCTTTTGCCTTTCAACTAAACGCGACCAGTGAGCTCGCTGTATATATTGACAGCACACTAAAGACTGAGACAACGCATTACACTGTTACACTTGCGGCAGCCGGTTCTGGTTCTATTACTTTTGCAAGTGGTCAAGGACCTACAGCACTACAGACTGTTACACTTGTTTCTAATGTTCCTATAACCAGGACTAGCGTTTATTCTGTCGCGGGCTCACTTACAGCTGCGTCATTAGAAAATGACTTTGATACAAACCGTATTATAGCTCAACAGATAAACGAGAAAGCTGAGCGCTCACTTCATGCGCCAGAGCATGACCCAGACGATATAAACATGGAGCTCCCGGCGAAGGCTGACCGACTAAGCAAGGTATTGCAGTTTGATAGCAGCGGTGAGCCTATCGCAGTCGCATCTCTTACAGATGCCGCAACAACAACTGTACCAGGTCTTATGTCTACAGCCGACAGGACTAAACTGGATGGTATAGAGGCTGGTGCAGATGTAACTGATGCAACCAATGTGAATGCCGCTGGTGCTGTCATGAACTCTGATACAACAATTGCTAGTATGCAGTTTGTCGTTGACGAGGATAATATGTCTAGTGATAGCTCGACTAAGGTCCCTACTCAGCAATCTGTAAAAGCATATGTCGATAGCCAGGTCCAAAGTAAGGACGCCCTGTCCGAGTTATCTGGGGACCTAGATGATATTAGCGACGGCTCTTCACACGTTAAAATGACAAATGCTGAACGCACGAAACTCACCGGTATTGAGGACAATGCAACGTCTGACCAAACCGACGCGGAAATCAAAACCGCGTATGAAAATAATTCTGACACAAATGCTTTTACCGATGCGGAAAAAACTAAGCTCACTGGTATCGAGGCCGGTGCTACAAGCGACCAAACAGCTAGTGAAATATTGACAGCTATTAAAACGGTTGACGGAACAACAAGCGGCCTTGATGCAGATTTACTAGACGGACAAGAAGGTTCATACTATCAACAAGCAAGCACTGCGCTCACGACTAGTACAAGTTTTGGCGGTGATGTTTCTGGCACCTATAATGCAATAGTAATAGCCGATGATAGCCATAACCACACTATAAGCAATGTAGATGGATTGCAAACTGCAATCGATGCTAAAGCACCCCTCGCCTCCCCGGCGCTAACAGGAACGCCTACTGCACCTACGGCGGCGGCTGATACCTCAACCACACAAATAGCTACCACCGCATTTGTCCAACAAGAACTAGCAGAACTAGTTGATAGCGCACCAAGTACATTAGACACATTAAATGAAATAGCGGCCGCAATTAATGATGATCCAAATTTCAATACAACAGTAACTAACTCATTAGCTAATCGCGTTAGAGTTGATACATCATCACAAGGGTTGACATCTTCTCAGCAATCTAATGCGCGAACTAATCTTGGATTATCAACGGTTGCTAATACTGGTGCTTATAGTGACTTATCTGGAACCCCAACTATTCCAACAACCTTAACTGATTTAACCTTAGACCTTAATGGTAATGAATTAATTCTAGATTTAGATGGCGATACCTCAATTACTTCTGACACCGACGATGAAATACATTTTAAGATTGGTGGTGCAGACGAGCTTACTTTAAGTTCTAGTTATTTAATGCCGCATACTGATAGAGGTTTGAATTTAGGAGCTGCTGGTAGAATATGGCTTAATATGTATGCTGACCAAGGTCATTTTGTAGACATATCAATAAGTGACCAAATATTATCACAAGTTACAACCCAAGCACCTATGACTGTAGCTAGTACAATAAAAGTAGCAAATTTAAATGTTGATAAATTGGATGACCAAGAAGGCTCTTACTATCTGAACTATAATAACTTTACCAATGTTCCAACGCTAACAACTACTTTATCAGCACTAACAGACACTACAATTACTAGTGTTGGCGATAATGATTTAATTGCCTATGACAGTTCATCGAGCAAGTTTATAAATCAGACACCCACAGAGGCTGGGTTTGCTACTGTAGCAACAAGCGGCAGTTATAACGATTTATCCAACACACCTACTTTTCCAACAGTAAACAACGGTACAATAACTTTGAGTCCGTCAACTGGCATAAAAATAAATGGTGATAGTTTCGGCAAACAGTTTAGTATGAATCAATCAACTAGCCAAAATCTTTCAATAACAACTGACCTATCTGAACTAGATGACATGACTCAAACTATGGTCAATTCAGATGAGTTTATTGTTTTAGACGATGGCACTAATAAACGCAAAGCCGCTTCAGAAATACCCCTTAGTATATTTAATAACGACAGTGGTTTCATAACATCTGTCCCTGCACAAACATTCGCATCATTAACAAACAAGCCCACAACGCTAAGTGGGTATGGTATTACGGATGCTTTTGATGGTGCTTATACCTCTCTGACTGGAACTCCCACAGTACCAACAGCAACAAGTGATTTGACTAATGACAGTGGTTTTATAACCTCTGTTCCAGCACAATCATTTTCATCTTTAACTGGCAAGCCAACAACCATTTCTGGATATGGCATCACGGATGCATTTGATGGTGCTTACGGTTCGCTTACTGGTACGCCAACAATACCAAGCGCAACGTCTGATTTGACTAATGACAGTGGTTTTATAACCTCTGCTGATGGCGGTAACGCACAAACCTTAGACAGCCTCGACAGCACACAGTTTTTACGCAGTGATGCAGATGACAATAAAACGTCTGGCAATTTAACTTTTGAAGATAATATAAAAGCTAGGTTTGGTACTTCTGGCGATTTACAAATATTCCATAATGGAAGCAACAGTATCATTTCTGAACTTGGTACTGGAGAGTTTCAACTTCAAACAAATGGAACAAGTATTAAGTTATTAAAAGCTAATACAAATGAAATATTAGCTAACTTTATTCCTGATGGTTCGGTAGACCTATACCACGACTCAGAATTACGTTTCAGAACGACATCAACTGGCGCAAAAATAACAGGCGGTACTGGTGATGGTGTTCTCATTATTGAGGCTGACACAGACAATGTGACTGAAAATGACAATGCTTTAATTACATTAACTCAAGATGGGGGTATTGTAGCAGGAACTTTTGGGTTTGATGGACAAAATAATCTTTTTATCAAAGGTACAGGAAGTGCCACAAACATTCAATTAATGGATGACGATGAATTACTGGCTAGAGGTATTCCTCAAGGTGCTTTCGAGCTATACCACAACAACAGCCTCAAAATAAGTACTACGACTGATGGGGGATTAATAAATGGAGACCTTACCCTAACCAAATCGGTTGGTGATACAAAGCTATTTATAGAAGCTGATAGCGACAATAATGTTGAGGGTGACAATGCATTTCTTATATACAAATTAGACGGTGGTGTTGAGACTGCCGCAATATGGGCTGGAAACTATAGTGGTAATAATGACAATTCTTTAAATATATCTAACAGCACTAGCGTAAGCGGTGGAATAAAGTTTCTAACAACAAATGTTGATGGTGGTTGGGAAACTGCTACAGAACGAATGAGGATAGCAACAGATGGTCAAATATCTATGTTTAATGACCTCACCCTTACATCAACAGATGCGGGTGCTACAGAAAGCCCTACGCTAGACCTATTCCGCAATAGTGCTAGTCCAGCCGATGATGATGCCTTAGGTAATATTACATTCACAGGCAAAGACGATAATGGCGATACTCTTACGTATGCACAAATACAATCTAAAATATTTTTCCCAACTAACACAAATGAACGTGGCGGTTTACAGCTTGATGTAATGCAAAATGGTTCATTAGTTACTTATGTAGATTTGCTTGGAAATTCCATAGCACTTAACAGAAGCACTACTGTAAATAATGGTGACTTAACTGTAACCTCAACAGATGATGGTTCCACCGAAAACCCCACGCTAGACCTTTATAGAAACAGTGCTAGTCCAGCAGATAATGACGTACTTGGACACATTACATTTACTGGTGAGAATGATGCAGGAGAAAAGATACAATATGCAGAAATAGAATCTAGGATTATTGATGCGTCAGACGGAAATGAAGATGGAAGATTAGTTTTTAGTGCAATGTTAGATGGAACAAACACTAATTATTATAGTCCTTCATTTGGTTCAAATATATTCTTTAGAAATTTGTTTTTATCTCAATCAACAAATATTGTATTTGAAGGCTCAACAGATGATGCTAACGAAACGACCCTCAGTGTCATCGACCCCACAAGCGATAACACCGTTTTATTGCCCGATGCATCTGGCACTGTTGCCTTACAAGAACAAGCCTATCAAGCCATTAACGCACAGACAGGCACAACATATACCACTGTCTTAGCTGATGGCGGTAAGCTAGTAACACTGAGCAACGCATCTGCAATCACATTGACAATACCACCTAATTCGAGTGTCGCTTATCCTGTTGGCACAAAGCTAGACTTTATCCAAATAGGGGCTGGTCAGGTTACAGTTGCTGGTGGCACTGGTGTCACAGTAAACTCAACACCAACCCTAAAGTTTCGCGCACAACATAGTGGAGCAAGTTGCATCAAGATTGCTACGGATACATGGCAACTTGTTGGTGACTTGGCGGCAAGCTAATGAATGGTATTCCTTTAGGCATTGTAGCATCCTCGCATAAGTTCGCGGCATCTATTCCTGTATCTGCTAAAATTCTCCTAATTGGTGGTGGAGGAGGAGGCGGTAATGGTGGTGGTCAAAATGCCGCTGGTGGTGGTGGAGCTGGTGGCGGTAAAACTTATGATGGCAATCTAACCTTAAATGCTTCTACCGTTTACACAGTTACAGTTGGTGCAGAAGGCGCAAGAGGTAAAAGAAGTGGCGTTGAAGGAGACGGAACTGGTGGGACAGGTGGTTTATCAACTTTCGCTGGTTCGGGTTTAACCACACTCGAAGCTATTGGTGGTGGTGGAGGCGGTGAAGGATACAACACATCTCCGCAAAACGGTGTAAATCCAGGGGGTGGTGCTGGTGGTAATGGTGGGAGCAGTGGCGGTGGTACTGGCGGTTCAGCTAACTCTACTTATAACATAGGAAGCGGTGGGGATGGTATAAGAAGAGGCGGTGGTGGCGGTGCTGGTGCTTCTGATGGAGCTGATGGTGGAACTGGTGCTACTTCACAAACAGGAGGCGATGGAGGTGCTGGTTATCAGCAAACTGCAATTGTTAGCGATACCTTTGGAGGCGGAGGTGGCGGTGGAGGAAGAGATGAAGGTGGCTCTGGCGGTTCTGGTGGTGGTGCAAATGGTAACACAAGCAGTGGAAGTGGCGGTCAAGGCACAGAAAACACTGGTGGAGGCGGTGGTGGCGGTGTGCAAAACTCTGGAGAGGGAGGCGAAGGGGGAACTGGCGTTGTTATATTACGTTTAGCAACATCAGATTACTCAGGCACTACAACAGGCTCACCAACGGTTACAACAGATGGTTCAGATACAATTATTAAATTTACAGCTAGTGGAACTTATACAGCATGACCGTTAAAAACTTTGCACATATTTCCAATGGTGTTGTAGACAATATTATTATTGCCGAACAATCCGTAATAGATTCGTTCCCTAATGCAAATGAATATGTTGAGTTCTTTCCAGATGCAAGTGGTGAACAGTCAAAAAGATATAACTCAGCTCGTATTGGTAGAAGTTACGATGCAAGTGCAGATGCGTTTTTAACAGCGCAACCTTTTGCAAGCTGGGCGCAAGACAGCAATTACCAATGGCAACCGCCAACAGCAAAACCAGAAGATACAGCCACACATTATTATACTTGGGATGAATCAAGTTTATCTTGGGTGCAACATTCAGAGGAATAAAGATGCAAATAGACCCGATGTTATTCTGGAACATACTTTTAACGCTGGTAATAGCGCCAATTTTTTGGGCGTTCAAGCAAATGTACGCGGAAGTAAAGCGCATACAGATATTGCTTAATAGAACTCGTGAGGACTACGCAACCAAGCAAGATTTAAAAGATGATATGCGTCAGGTTATGGATGCATTACACAGGGTTGAAGACAAGCTAGACAAAGTATTGAGCAAGTAAAATGATAGACCCGGTCTCTGCATTTGCAATCGCCACAAGCGCTTATAAAGCATTGGAGCGAGGCGTCGGCGCGGCCCGCAGCCTGGAAAGCATGGGCAAGGATTTGTCAAGGTGGATGTCTGCGGTATCGGACATAGACCGGGCACACCATGAGGCGAAGAACCCCCCGATTTTTAAAAAGTTATTTGCTGGAGCATCCGTAGAAAAAGAGGCGCTAGATTTATTCATACAGAAAAAACAACTGGAAGAACAACGCAATAATTTGCGTAGATTAATAGGCTCTGTTCTGGGCCCGCAAGCCTGGCAAGAATTAATAAAAATGGAACGCGACATAAGGCAACAGCGCAAAGAAACATTATACAAGCAGCGCGAAGCTCGTCAGCATTTTTTAGAAATTGTTGCTGTAACGTTCCTCTGTTTTATCATTCTAGGTTTTGCTATTTTTATAATAATGCTGTTTTCTAGCAAAGGCGCTTTATGAAATTAATATACGTACCACATGATAAAGTTACGTCTTATTTGTCCAAAGGCTATAAGATAGTATCACATTTTGAACAAAGCCCACACCACGCAAACCACGCTGTAATTATGGAGCGCTCTGATGGAACATGAATACACATATTACACATCGATAGAGGGCCCCGCTGATGAGCCAGTGGTAATATTAAAGGTTACCGGGTTCAAAGATTTGGAAGACGCAAACGACATAGCGACAATGATAAATGATATGTTGTCTGGTGACGAAATGACAGTGAGTGTGCACTGATGCTGGGCGTGTTTAAAACTATTCTCGGCAGCGGTGATATCGTATCGCGTGGGATGAAGTTAATCGACGATATGCATACCAGCACAGAAGAGGAAATCGTCGCTAAGGCAAATGCTAAAACCCAACTCCTATCTGCATATGCACCATTTAAAATAGCGCAACGTGTGTTGGCTATTATGTTCGCCTTCGTTTTTTTATCTAGCTACATACTCACACTGACCATGACTATTCTTGGAAGGGGCAACCCCGGTGATGTGACGATGGTCATGGAACAATTCAGCTTGAACTACGCCATGTTAATTATATTAGGCTTCTACTTTGGAGGAGGAGCAGTAGAGGGATTTTTAAATAACAAAGGAAAGAAGCAATGAGCAAGCCTGGATTATACGCAAACATAAATGCACGTCGGCGTCAGGGTATATCACGACCCAAAAGCAAGAGCACTATATCGCCGGAGGCATACGCTAACATGAAACGTGGATTTAAAAAGAAAAAGAAAAAATGACAACAGAGCTATTAGAGTTTGATGAATTTATAGATGACGTCGCCTCTGTATTAAAAGCCGAAGAGGGCGAGATAAAAAGAAATGGCCGGCATGTTCTGTATAAGGATCATCTCGGGCTGCATACGATAGGCTACGGCAGACTATTAGATATCACTAAACCTGGCGCCGGGCTAACAGATGAAGAGGCTGAGTATCTGCTCGACACTGACATACTGAACATGGTTGACGAGCTCGACAGCAAGCTCCCTTGGTGGCGTGAGTTACCATACAACCCGCGCAAAGCTTTGTTGCTCATGTCTTTCCAACTTGGTATGCCTACCCTGCTTAAATTTAAAAACATGCTAAAAGAATTAGAGCAAAAAAACTATGCGTCGGCTGCCTCTAATGCTCTAGATTCTAGATGGGCTAGGCAGACACCGGCTCGCGCTAAACGTGTGGCTAAGCTTATAAGTGGGTAATCAGGTACAAGTTGGTCGGAGTGGTGAGCTCTTAGCTGCGTACTATCTCGAAAGCTTCGGTGTTGAAACATCGATAGTGCACATGGGCGCTACGGATATAATAGCAATGGTGAATAATAATTATGTGCGTGTGCAAGTTAAGAGCCGTGAGAAAACAGACAAAAACCGCTATGATTTTTTTATATGTAAAGGCGGGAAGAAAGAACCTTTAACAATTATGGACTGCGATATATTGGCGCTCGTCGGGCTGCCACACAAGCAAGTGTTTTTCATGCATATGAAAGAGATGAAAATCGGTAGGCACATTAAAAAAAACGTAAATATTTTTAACGATGATGAACTAGCGCGGTCCACATGGAACCGCGCCATAAGTTTTTTAAATTATGGTAACGCCTCTATGCGCTCCAGACTTTCTAAGGATGTATCCCTTCCTTTCGAGAATATCATAGTAGCGCCAAATGTTATGACTACTTGATAAATTTAGATCCACTAACGCCTCTCGAATACTCGGCATATACTCATTCTCTCTATAATATTTTTTAAGGTAGTCGAGAAAATGTTTTTGTTTGGGTGTTAAAGATTGTCTCATGCCTCGTACCTTCCTTTACCGGAAACAATCTCGTCGTGCAGTGTTGGATTAGCTTTTTCCAAAGCCATAATATTACCCAAGTTTTTACTCTCGAACTCTTGTAAGCACCGCAGTTTTTCCGCATCGTCGATGTTCTCTGCCTCTACGATTTGGTTCACTTGTATCAAGCAAAAGTTACCAAAGTCAGACAGTGTCTCATACTCAGTTACAACGCCGTCTAACCCAATATACTCAATCTTATTGCTCTTTAATTTATCAACAATACTCTGAGTATCCCGGCCGGTTGCGTTGGCATTTTTCATTTCTATGGACTGCTTCAAACTAGGACCGCTGTTGTTGTAATCGTCAGCCTCTTCGCTTGTAATCAGGCCATTGAGCACGTCCGGGAATGCATCCCGCAGCGCGAACCCCCTCGCCCGCATCTTTAGCATACGCTCAGGGTATTGTTTCCAGGGTCCACGTCCAGTAAGCCCGGCTCTTACTGCATCTGTCCATTTGAACGTGCGCTCGATAACTTCAATGCCGTCCTCTTGCTGCCTCTTCACCCGGCATGTGGCAACAATGTCCTTATCATCATCAATCTTTTTCACTGTTTCCTCTACAGCTAAACAGCGTTTATCTTTACGAACCAGTCCTAGAACCGTGTCGCCCCAAATTGTAGGCTTGCCGTTAATTATTGATATTGACTGCATCGATTGCCATACGCCAAGACCCAAGCCAAGCCCAGCCTGCAACGCAACAAAGACGTTAGCCGGGTTGTTCTGATATTCTTTCGGTATGACAGTGGCCGTAGCTAGCATCTGTGATAACTCCATAGCCTCTGTTAAATTTTTTGGTTTTACTAAATCCATCATTTATCTCCTACGATTTTTGGGTAGCTATCTCTTTTGCCGAACGTCAACTCAGATTTTGTCATGTTGCGGTTAGCCTTATAAGACGTCCAAGTTCGCGTTAAAAAATTGTTGTAATCATTTTGCGTAAAGTTAAAGAGCGGGTCTGAGCGCCTTTGATTATATATTTTAAGAAAGTAAGGCACCGCCGCTCTCTGACTTTTGCCGATACCTTTGGCGAGGTCATCCAGAAATTTAGCGACCGTGAACTCGTCTTGTTGCTCGTTTGATACGATATAATAAAGTGCACTAGTGTAACTACGTGGGAAATTTATGCTGGCATAGACCGGAGCGCTTGCTCGTAATGCTCTTTCAAACAAATCTATATTGAGTTCTAAATAAGTTTTTTTAATATCTTCATTACTCATATTAGACATTCCACCACCGCGATGACCTGTTTTGAACATGTGCATAGTTTTAATTGTGAGTGCCGCTAACTTACTGTTAGGTACGCCCATAATATACAGAACATCTTGTGCGCTGCGCTTAGTCCCGGTGTCCATAACGTGGAAACTTTCGGGAGGAACACCGAAAGCTACATGCGTAGTGAAAGGTCTGTTAGCTTCGATACATGCTTGTAGTCTGTGTTGTCCGTCTTTCAGTAGTCCGTCACTACCAAACTTTAAGGGGTCCGCAGTGTTCAACCATTTATCATTACGCATGTCTCTGACATACTGAGTAATGGCGTTACGCTTCATCGTGCGGTTACCCTTGTTGAGGTTATAAAGTATGTAATCAGCAACCTTCGGCGTGATATTCATAACGATGCTACCGACCGGCGGCTTGTTGATTTTTTCAATCACATCATCAATTGATGATTTAGTTTTTGGTGTATACCCGAATTGTTTTTCGATTATTTTTGTATTAAATCTTCCCATTTTATTCTGCCTCCTTTATGGAAAAAACTCTGTACTCTGTCTCAGGCTTTGCGGGCTCAAATCGCTCTGCCTTTGGTTTACGTTTGCGAATAGGCCACTCAATGCGATACCCTTTTATGGTTGCATATTGAGCATTCTTGCTATCCATTATGTTTTCGATGCGGTCTTGCAGCTGAGCCTTGACACTCTGCCAGTTTTCAACTTCAGCCTTAGATTTATTGTAATCTAAAATTAGTTGCTGAAGCTCTGTAGCGGCCTCATCGTCATCGAGATTAATTGCCTCCGGCTTTTCATCCACCGGTGGAGAAAATGGTATATCGTTATCTACATGCCACCAAAACTCACGGACCTTCTGTAAGATGATGCCGCATAAATCCTCATCTCGTTTATAAGGCCAGAGAGATACAGTCTGTTTCGGACCGAACTTAGCGATAACGCCCCACTCGAACCCGGCACACATCATTTGCTGATGTAACTGTAAAACCTGGTCCTCGCGAGGCGGGCCATCGTCATTGTTGTCAGTCTTAATCTCGAAAGCACCCCAGCCATGAACCGTGACGTACTCGCCGAATGGGCTCCATATGTTTAACTCACCACCAGAAACATACAGCATAGCATCCAACGTAGCGGCCATGCGTTCCTCTTCTATGCGGTGAGCATCTTCTGGGATAGACACGGCTATGTCTACATCGTCTGGGGCCATGCCGATAAGGTCATCCCAAGCCCACTCCACGATAGACGGCTCGAGATAATGCCCGCGCCTAAAGTGTACCGGCGTTGGTCCAACATCTAAATTCACAATACCCGCTTGTGCTCTCAAAACGCCTTGACGGATATCTTCCCTGGTGTTGCCGAACTTATCTCGGCCAAGGACAATTACACCCGCCTTTGACGCCCCTACTTCTTTAGCGTCATCTGATTTCTTTGTTGATGATTTGTTAACCATTACAGCAACTCCATAAATTGAGCGTTGTAACAGCTATCCATTGCGAAGCAGCTTACCCAGAAAAAAGCCCATATAATCGCGATAAAAATCAAAGATGCCGCAAATAAACTAAATAATGTGAGTGCTGACCTGACTAGCCTAACCCAGTCAGTTAGATCATCCTGACTGACCAGCCTAACATAAATCTGACTTGTCACAGTATATATTATGCGACATAAGTTGATATAATTGTACATATTTAATCTCCTAAGTTTCATTACATCTTCTATAGGCAACGAACTATTTCGTTACCTTACGTTGTTAAAGGTCCCTGGCTTATCAACTTCTGGTGTACGGTGCGCTTTGTACTTTAAATAATGTGTACACGCTGTCGTTTCTGACTGCGCTAGCTGTACCCTCTGCTCTGGATCTAATCCTGACTGTTTCTGTATTCCATCCAGTGCCTTAGCCAAGCGACGAAATGCTATAGCTGCCTCACGTATATTTTGGACGGATAGTAACGGAACCGTTATTCGGCAAGACGGCCGCAGTCCCCTATACTGTAAATACTGTTGGTCATTCATAACACGTTTGGCTACTTTATTGGCTTGAGCTTTGCTCTTAAACTGCCTATCAAAATGTTCTACTGACCAACGTGATAACCCATTTGCAGAGTTGTCCTCCATTAAAATTGCCTCCTCATTTTATTAATATTGCTATAATGTTTTATCTTGTCAAATTGTTTGTTCATAGCCCTAGCCTCTTAATTAAATTGGATACTGTTGATGGAAACCATTCGCCGCCGCGCCGGGTTGGCTCGTTGCGCTCATTGAGTGCGTGGGCAATAGCCCGGTAACTCATGCCCTCTTTTAGGTAATGCGTAATTAGAGGCCGCATCTTGTCTGCGAACTTATCTGCTTGTGCATTCACAATCTTGGTAGCCTCCACCCTCGCCTTCTCTAGCGACTTATCGTCAGAGCCTAGTTTGGTGATTTTATGGCCTTCTTGTGTGACATAGTAGCCGTCGCGCCCAAGTTGTGACTTGATGTAGTCTAGTTTGCTCTTGGTGCGGTTACGGATTTTCTCGCGCTCATGCTGCGCTATCATGGCCCGCATCTGTAATGCGAGGCCGTCCTCTGATATCAGCGGGTCAGAGACCACAACAAGATTACACTTGCCCCGGCTCACAACCTGGTCGAAGAACTGTAGCGTTTGCCACATGGTACGGCTGAACCGGTCCAGGTCAGCTATAATGATAGTGCCCTTGGCCCTCTTCGCGTCTCTGATACATTTCTGTAGACCGTCGCGCTGGCTTGGATGTACAGAGCCGCTGACTGCGTTGTCTTCGTACCACTTGATAGTGTGGTCACCGCCATTGAGCCAGTCTAGTATCTCTTTACGTTGACGCTCGGTATCCTGTTTGTCGGTCGAGACGCGCACGTAGGCGAAGTATTCGCCTTTGTGCTCCTCGCCGTGTGATGACTTGACGTCCATTAGCTGGCCTCCTTGTTTAATTTTTCGGATAAAATCTTTACCAAAACTTTCTTGCTGTCCGCTTTGGCAATTTTCTTAGAAAGTTCCCCTGGTGCATATGGAGATGTATCAATAGCGAACCATGAAGAACCTAGCTTTTTTAAAGCAATGTTTTCGTTACCAACAACAACCCAATCTGCTGTATCGCTACCGAGGCCATTTCCGTTCCAAGATGCAGAATTTGTTTTTCTTAATTTAATCATTTTGTATCTCCTTTATATATTGTGCGACAGGGGCGGCTTATGCCGCACCCTTCATTGCATAATTAGCGGCTTGATAGGCGACATCCATTGATGCCCCAGAAAACACCGCAGAACAACCTGCTTCGGCAAATGCCTCTGCCTTTCTTTCCTGACGAACAGACTCAATATCTTCTAAATATTCTTTGCGAACTAAACGCAGTGTATCTTTAAAGTCGCTACCTTTAATAGTTACATAACCAGATAACATAGTATCGATAGTTGCAACTGCACCCTCGCCGTAAAAGTTTGTAGCTATTCCAATTTTATAACCATCTGCAAATAAGTCATATACTGGTACTTGTGGCCCTACCCGCTTTGCGTTCATTTTGATTTCTTTAGTCATCTTATTCTCTCCTGTAGTTTCCCTAAACGTTCCCTATACATAATAGATAGCACCGTGATATCACTATTACAAGACCTAATTGTAACTTTTTATTATTGGAGGCTAAGAGTGGAGCTTATACCGCTATATGTCAGAATAACCCCAGAGCTACACACATGGCTGCAAGGCGCAGCCCGCAAGGACCGGCGCTCGATGGCGTCACTCACTGAATTAATACTGCGTGAGGGAATGCGGCGCCGGGAACCCGGCTCGCTCAGCAACGACTACCCACTAGCAGAAAAGACGCTATCAGATATCAATGTCTCTGACGCCGTCGAGAGAATGCTAGCAGATGTTTGAGTTGTTTCTGTTTGTCTGTTTTGGCCCTCGTCTCGATGCAATGCAATGCGAGTTCATTAAGCACAATCAGACATTCAAAAGTTCACATATTTGTGAAATTAAACAGGTTTTTGAGGTCGAATATTTCAATTTAAATTTAAAACGATTGTATCCAAAGAGCAGGGTAATTGGCCTCTGTAGAGAGGCAAGCAATGTATAGGAATAAGTACGGCGCTAAAAAGACCGTCGTCGATGGGATCACATTCGACAGTAAGAAAGAAAGTGAGCGCTATAAGGTGCTCAAGGCAATGGCTGACAAAGAAGAAATCACGCATTTCGAGCTACAGCCCAAGTACAGATGTGAAATAGGAGGAAAACTAATATGTACGTACAAAGCAGATTTCAGGTACTTCCGGCAGACAGAGAATGGCATGGAATTGATAGTCGAGGACGTGAAGGGCTACAAGACGCCAATATACAGGCTCAAGAAGAAGCTAGTCGAGGCGCTGTATCCAGGCGTAGTGATTACGGAAACATAACGCTGGACCACTGCTTCGAGGCAGTCCGGGACGTCAAGTACATAACCCTGCGGCAACTGCGAAGCCCTCGCCGTGTCTATACCATGCAGAGACACCTATTCGTGGTGCTAGCATGTGAATGGACCAGCGAGAGTTATCCAGGAATAGGCCAGTTCATTGATAAGCATCACTCAACAGTCATGTATTACGAACAGCGGGTAAAGACAGAGGATTTCTATGCGCTATACGAAAAAGCGGAAGACCGCATCAACCAAGAACTTGCCAGACAAGAGAGGAAAAGCCGCGCAGTGCGATGACTGCGGGCAACAGCGTTACTATTATGTCATCTTCTTATCAGGAAAAATCCAGTGTGACCCCTGCTATCAATCTCAATATAGAGAGCGACAGAGTAGAGAAGATAAAGCAGGCACGACAGGAAATACTCCAGGCTGAGCCCGGACATGAGACCGGGGACATTCTAGCGCCCTCACCGTACACAATACTGCCGGGGCGATGTACCAACGACATACGCCTCCACAAGCACCCAGCGGCGCTTATAACGCTGTTAACGCTAGCGTCCTATAGTAATGCATACACCGGCACATGCTGGCCGTCTCAAGAGCGCCTTGCGAAGAGGCTCGGTAAAAGCCAGCAAGCAATATCAAAGCAGATAAAGCTACTCGTAGAATGGGGATACGTCGAGATATTACGGCGTGGCTCTGCGCTGCGTAAGAAGAATAGAACGACGTTGTACCGGATAATCTATGACCCAAAGGCTAACGTCGAAGACATCATGAGCCAAGCATTACATAAGGATGAAGAGATGCAAAAGGAAACAGCAAGAGAAACATTAGACAACATAATGCGTGTGGATAACTCTGACGATACCTCCAATGACACAACTTCCAGAGGTTGTACAATGACACAACCCCCAGAGGTTGTAGACAAGCTTCTTAATAGAACTAATAAAGATATATATATAGATAAAAGAAAAGAAGGAATGGAACTATGCCAATGCTACGCGGAACTCTGCGATGACATACTGAAGACCAGAGGCGAGTGGCGATGGGATGAGCGGCAAGTAAACATTGCAATAGATTTACTGGAGCAAGGTATCACGTTACAGCAATTCAAGAAGGTAGTATCGCGTAGTCTAAAATGGCATGGCAAAGAAAAGAGACGACCGCCCTACTCATTGCTATTCTTTAAGGATGCCTTCAAGCGTAAGAAAGAGGCAGGGGATATGTCGGCTGAGGAACTGGTCGCAGATACAATAAAGGGTCTACGCATATCTAAGATTTACAAAACCTAATCGTTCGATTAGAATGTGTACACAGGGGCAAAAAAAAAAGACCGACCCCTTGCCCCCCCGGGGCGTCTGTGGGTGCGTGGGTATCTCACAAAACTTTTTTTGATTTTAACAGGAGGCTTTAAAATGGAATACGACAACGATATGACGGCGGTGCTCTTCCCGAATGACAAAGGGGATAATCCGAAACGTCCAGATTACTGGGGGCGTCTAACTTTGGGTGGGAACGAGTATAAACTTGCTGGTTGGAAGAAAACCAACGACAAGGGTGTTTACTTGTCGCTAAAAGTTGAGACGGACGAAAAAGCGCCAACAGCGGCGCCATCTTCTCAGCCATCCGAACTTGTGGATAGCATACCGTTTTAATGGCGAGAAAAGTACCAAAGGTCGGAGGACTTGGGGGCGTTCGGGAAATCTCCCGGCGCCTCAAGGGTTCTGACACCATCTTTGAAAATCGCGAGGCTATTGCCGCAGAGTTGCTGGGTATTGGCAGCGCGAATGTAACGGACGTAATGACCTGGGACGCTGAGGGCAACGTTACGATTAAGGCGCCGGAAGATATACCGTCGCATGCTTTATCAGCCATAAAACGCATAAGGGTTGTGGGTAGTGGTGTTGAGGTTGAGATGGTGGACAAGGTCCGGGTCATGCAGTTGCTAGCTAAGAGTGCGGGCTTATTAGACCGGGCGCCGGAATCGGATAAGCCGAGTGTGATAGAGGTAACGATGGTGGGTCCTGATGGAAACTCGTGAGAGCCCTGACTTAAAGATTAATTTTAAGAAGAGCCCGACTGTCTGGAATTTCTTAAACGACGATAGTTTTGTGCGCGGTCTTATGGGCCCGGTTGGTAGCGGCAAGAGTTACGCTTGTTGCGCTGAGTTGTTTAAAAGAGCGGTACAGCAAAAGCCTAGCCCGCGTGATGGTATCCGCTATTCGAGATTTGCTATTATTCGTAACAGCTATCCTATGCTTAAGACCACGACGATTAAGACGTGGCTTGAGTTGTTTCCGGAGAATGTGTGGGGCAATGTGCACTGGTCTCCGCCGATTACGCATCATTTAAAGTTACCGCCTCGAGCAAATGCCTCTGGTGTGGACATGGAGGTAATTTTTTTAGCGCTCGACCAGCCCAAGGATATTCGGAAACTTCTTAGTCTTGAATTATCAGGGGCGTGGGTCAATGAGGCTAGAGAGCTCCCGAAAGCGGTAATTGATGGGTTAACGCATCGTGTCGGCAGATACCCAGTTCAGTCTGATGGGGGTCCGACTTGGCGCGGTGTGATTATGGATACGAACCCGCCGGATGATGACCACTGGTGGTATAGATTATCTGAGAAAGAAAAGCCGGGAGGTAAATTTAGTTGGGAGTTTTTTAGGCAGCCAGGCGGTGTCGTGGAGGTGCCTACTGATAAAATCCCAGAGGACATGCCGGAGGCCCAGGGCTATGTGTTCAGTGCTAGTCGTTGGTGGAAGACCAATGAAAAGGCTGAAAATTTAGACAACCTTCCGGAGGGCTATTATGAGCAGTTACTGGGTGGCAAGGCTATTGACTGGATACGTTGTTATGCGGAAGGCAAATTCACGTATGTCCAAGAGGGCCGACCGGTTTGGCCGGAATATGATGATAGTCTTATGGCTGCTGATTTGGAGCCTGAGCCAGGTGTTATGGTTCACGTTGGCCTTGACTTCGGATTGACGCCGGCGGCTACCTTTGCACAGAAAATGCCCAATGGCACCTGGCACGTACTCCATGAGGTTGTGACGTTTGACATGGGGCTAGAGAGATTTGCAAATATTTTAAAGAGTGAGTTAGAGAGCCGGTTTCCTAAGTATGATGTCAGTATTTGGGGTGACCCGGCCGGTGTACAGCGTGACGCGATATACGAGACTACTGCGTTTGACCATCTCAGAACGCACGGCCTACTAGCCCGCCCTACTGCCTCGAATGATTTTAAGGTACGCCGCGAGGCGTTAGCGGCGCCGATGGGCCGACTGATTGCGGGCAAGCCTGGTCTGTTAGTAGACCGGCGTTGTGTTCGCATACGAAAGGCGCTTGGGGGTGGCTATCATTTCAAGCGTGTTGCTGTTGGTGCTGGACATGAGCGCTTTAAAGACCAACCCCATAAAAATGAGCACAGCCACGTCGGTGATAGCACGGCGTACTGTTTGCTAGGAGGTGGCGAGCATAGACAAATGACCAAGGGCCGGCAGTATCGTGCCGGTACTCAAGGGTATTATATCGCCAAGAGTGACTTTAATGTTTACGGCTAGAGAGCTAACCCGCGAGGCGCGGTTTAAAAGTAAGGATTATTGGATAGACGACTATCAGCCGAAGCATATGCGACTATCAGAAATACGTCCGATAGATAAAATGCTTATGAATAGCTTCGACGAGGACTTTATAGATAACCGTTATATCCCTGGTTACAGCTTTACCGGCTTTTACAAGAGCCAGGTGGTTATGATTTACGGAATAGTTCCTCTGTGGAAGGGCGTTGCTGAGTTGTACATGGTTCCGACGGTACATTTGAACGACCATAAGTTTGTATTTCACCGCGCTGCACTGCGATTTTTTGAGTATACCGCTAGCAGAATGCAATTACACAGATATCAGTGTTACGTATGTTGTCGAAACGTTCCGGCTGTCAAATGGATAGAGGCATGTTATTTTCATTATGAAGGTTTATTATACAAATTTGGCCCTGATACGGCTGACTACAAACTTTATGGAAGGTTATTTTAATGGGCGGTATATTCGGTGGTGGTGGCAAACCCAAAGGACCAAGTAAAGCAGAAAAGGATGCGGTAGCTGCTAGAGAAAGAAAAGCAGAAGCAGCTGAGGCAAATGAACGTCGCAGCATAGCATCGCGTCGGAATGCTGCATCCAAGGGAAATCGTCTTCTGATGATGACGGACAGGGATAACCCCGGCGTTGGTATCAATGCTCCTGACCGTGTCGGCGCTGCGGGTCGTAATCCACGCGACATGAACGCCTACCTCCAGTTTTTACAGCAACGACGCCAAAATAAACGATTAGGCGGTGGCAATGACTAAGAAAAAATACAAGCGCAATCCCAGAAAGAAGGACGGACAGTAATGCCTGGTGTAATGTATAAAACCAAAGACGGTATGAAAAAGAAGACATTTGCTTACAACAAGCAGGGCATTGAGGCAGCTAAGGCGTTTGCTAAACAGAGCGGCGGTAAGCTCGATATGTCGATGAATAACTCCGCTAAAGGTAAAATGAAAAAGAGCTATGGTAGCTAAACGATTTCAAAACGCCGCCGGTGGATTGAACGAGGCTGGCAGACGTCACTTTGAAAAGAAAGATGGCGGTAACCTTAAAAGACCGGTTTCTAGTGGAACTAATCCGAGGCGTGTAAGTTTTGCTGCGCGGTTCGCCGGAATGAAAGGTCCCATGAAAGACGACAAAGGACGCCCTACTCGCAAAGCTATGGCACTAAAGGCTTGGGGTTTTAGCTCTGTAGAGGCCGCCCAAAATTTTGCAGATAGGCACAAAAAAGCATGAAGCTATCACCCACCGCGCTGAAAAAGCGCTACGAGAAATCAACATCACACAAAGACCATTGGAGGTCAATCTACGAAGATGCGTATAGATATGCTTTGCCCATGCGTAACCTTTATGACGGTTATTACGAGAGTAACTCGCCGGGCCAAGATAAGATGTCTCAGGTTTTCGATTCGACTGCTATCCAATCGACCCATCGATTTGCTAACAAGTTACAGTCCGGCGTCTTCCCAACGCAGCGTCAATGGTGCCGGCTGGTTCCGGGCGAAGAAATACCTGAGGAGCGCCGCATACAAGTACAGCGTGTTTTGGATGACTATAGCGATAAAATGTTCGATGTCATGCGACAGAGTGCTTTTGATATGGCAATGGGCGAGTTTTTGCTTGAGTTGGCTATTGGCACGGCTGTTATGCTTATTCAGCCTGGTGATGAGACGCAGCCTATACGCTATACAACGATACCGACGTTTCTAATAACATTCGATGAGGGCCCGCACGGCAACGTCGAAAAGGTATACCGCCGGATGAAAAGACCCTTCGCGGTACTGGACCAAGAGTTCCCAGATATTAAAATACCGGAAGAGATGCGTCTGCGTTATTTGAACGACGATACCGAAATGGTAGATATGATTGAGGGAACCTATTACGACAAGCAGTCAGGTGTTTATCATTATCAAATCATAGACCAGAGCGGTAACCATGAGCTTGTGTATCGTGAGCTAAAATCATTCCCTTGGGTGATTGCTCGATACATGAAAGCCGCAAATGAGCGTTACGGACGTGGCCCTGTTCTAACTGCATTGCCAGACATCAAAACTCTTAACCGGGTGCTAGAGCTCACATTAAAAAATGCTAGCCTTACAATAGGCGGGGTTTTTACAGCCGCAGATGATGGGGTGCTCAACCCGGCAACTGTTTCGATACTACCTGGCGCTATCATCCCGGTTGCGCGTAATGGTGGCCCGCAAGGTGAGAGCCTACGTCCCCTGCCCCGGTCTGGTGACCCGCAGTTATCGCAGATTGTTGCAAATGATTTACGCGTGGCTATCAAAAGGATCATGCTCGACGAGGGCCTACCGCCTGATAATATGAGTGCTCGCTCTGCTACAGAAATTCAAGAAAAGATGAAAGAGCTATCTCAGAATTTGGGTGCTGCTTTCGGGAGGCTCATAAATGAAACAATGTACCCGGTTGTACGCCGCACGTTAGAGGTAATGGACGAGCTCGGAATGATAGAGCTACCGCTAAAGGTTAACGGCCTCCAGGTTCGTGTTGTACCTTCAGCGCCGTTGGCTATGGCTCAGTCTATGGAGCGTGTTGGTGAAGTTATGCAGTACATGCAGTTGGCACAACAATTTGGCATTGAGGGGCAGATGTCTATCAAGCCAGATGCCTTAATGGATTATATCGCAGACCAAATGAATATTCCCGCAGAAGTTCGCACATCGCCTGAGGAGCGCCAACAGATGATGATTCAAATGCAACAAATGGCGCAACAGCAAATGGAGGCACAACAAGTTGGAACAGAAGGACAACAAGCAGCCGTCAATTAATGACCCCGGTTGGGAGGGCTTAGACGCGAAACCGTCAGACGCCCCGAAAGTACCAGACGAAACAGACCAATTGTTTTTGAAAGTTTTTTCTACTGAAGACGGCCGAAGATTATTAAATGTATTGGATAATGCAACGATAGGCCAACCGTCTTGGACGCCTGGCGCTGATGCCTCGCATGGCTACATGCGAGAGGGTCAAAACAGCATTGTCCGAGAAATTCACTACAGAATTAGGAGGGCGCAGAATGTCTGAGGAAAATGACCAGCCAACATTAATGACTTCTGTAACACCAGAAGCAGAAGATAAAACGGAGGATATGAACCATGTCACTACTGACACCGTGGAGGGCGAAGACCTCGATAACGTGGAGTATGAGAGACCGGACTATTTCCCCCAAAACTTTTGGACAGAAGATGACGGTCCAGATATCGAGGGTTTGGCAAAGGCTTACTCGGAGTTACGCACTAAGATGTCGCGTGGCGACCACAAAGCTCCAGAAAGCTATGATACATCAGGCTTGGAAAATGTGGCAGAGGATGACCCGCTACTTAGCAAGTATACTGAGTGGGCCAAAGATAATGGGATATCTCAAGATGCTTTCGATGAGCTCGCAAAAGCTTTTATCGAGAATGGTTACAATTCGGATGCGTCAGGCGAAGTCGACCTTCAGGCAGAGCGACAAGCGCTAGGGCCGAATGCTGATGAGATTATCAAGTCTAATATCAATTGGGGTCGCAGTCTTATATCAAAAGGTGTTTTTACCGAGGACGATTATACCGAGATTGAGGTTTTGGGTGGCACGGCTGCGGGTCAGCGGGTGATACAGAAAATACGTGCCATGACCGGTGAAAAAGAAATACCGGTTACAAGCATAGAGGGAAGCGCTCCAGACCGTGAAGAGTTAATGTCAATGGTTGCAGACCCACGTTATCAGAACGACCCAGTATATCGACGCCAGGTAGAAAATGCATTTAATAATGTTTATGGGTCTTGACCGTACAAAAACTAATTGTTACCATTTGGTTATAGTGAAGTGATTTTATTCATTTGTTTTTCTCCCAAAAACTGGGGCCCTTTCTAGCGATTGGGCCCTTTTCTTTCCATTACCTATTTACACCTATTAGATTTTGTACTATTTTGTAGGTGCACGACAACCCTCTCCGAAGGGCCGAGCTTCTTAGATTTTCGAGGCCGGCCACCGATAACCTCACAAGTTATTAATTATTATTCTCAAAGGAGAGATGAATGTCGATTAATTTATCACCGGCTTTCGTTCAACTTTTTGAAGCTGAGGTTCATCAAGCTTACCAAGGTACAGCGGTACTACGCAATGTAGTTCGTATGCGTAATGGTGTAGAAGGTAACCAAGTCAAGTTTCCAAAAGTCGGCAAAGGCCAAGCAAGTATCCGAACTCCACAGAGTGACGTTACACCTATCAATTCAGAATTTTCTCAAATTACAGTAAGTCTTACTGACTATATTGCAGCTGAATATTCTGATGTTTTCTTAAATCAGAAGGTCAATTTCGACGAGAGACAAGAGCTCGCACAAGTAGTTGGTTCTGCTATCGGTCGTCGTGAAGACCAAATTATCATCGATGCTCTAAATACAGCATCTGCTGGTTCAACTGTTGCGAAGACTGTCGTGACATCTGGCTCAGCGGCTGCTTCAAATCTGAACGTTGGTAAAATTATTGCAGCTAAAAAAGCTTTGGATGCAAAGAATGTACCGGCAGCAGATAGACACTTTGTGATCCACGCTAACAACTTAGCGGGCTTACTTGGTGACGAGCGAGCAGTTTCTGGAGATTTCCAGACACTCAGAGCATTGGTCTCAGGCGACATCAATACCATGATGGGTTTCCAGTTCCATGTTGTTGGTGACCGTGATGAGGGCGGCCTACCGTTATCTACGAATGATAGAACCGCATTTGCGTTCCATCGCTCTGCTATTGGTTGTGCTGTCGGTATCGCGCCGAAAACCGAAGTTAACTATATCCCAGAAAAAACATCTTTCTTAATTACTGCTATGTACTCAGCCGGCGCTGCCGCGATTGATACAGACGGTATTGTAGATGTTATCTGTGATGAATCCTAAGGAGACTGACTAATGGCTTTTTCTAGAGATGGATGGAACCCAATTGGGGGCCAGTCTAAAAAGGGTGACGGCATTGCTGTCTGGACCTACAAGTCAGCCGACGCAATTGCTACTGTAAATACTGAAGGGTATTTCAATGACGTATCAGCAGACGTGTCTGTAGGCGATTTAGTTATCGTCTATGACAGCGCAACACCGACCATGAATTTGGTCACAGTGTTGGAAAACGCTAGCGGCGTCGTTGATGTATCAGACGGTACAGCGGTTGCACAAACTGACGGTGACTAATATGGGCGGGGCGGGCAACCGCCCCCTCCTCTTTTATAGGAGTTAATATGGCCGCTGGCGATACAGATGTAAGCATATGCTCTAACGCATTAGTGCTACTTGGCTCTAGTAGATTATCGTCTTTTTCAGACGGCACAGTAGCGGCACGTCTATCCGAAGATTTATATCCAAAGATTAAAGAATTAACACAATCAATGTACCCCTGGTCATTCACTTTGGCTAAGGTACAACTAAACCGTCTTGTAGCCACACCCACAAGCATTTGGCGTTATCAGTACAGTTTGCCAACAGATATGCTCAACGGCGTCCCACGCCGTGTATTTGCGTCAGGAAATGTGGGCTCGAGTGCTGTGCAAAATTATGAGATACAAGGCGATAAATTACTTACAGATGAAACAACAATATTTGTAGATTATCAAGTTGACATCAATGAAGACAAGATGCCCGGTTATTTTGTGCAGCTGCTTATTTATCAGATGGCATGGCACTTGGCTGAGCCTGTTACAGACCAAACTACAAAGGCAGATTACTGGCGCGGTATAGCGTTGGGAACTGCATCTGAAAACTATCGAGGCGGTTATTTTAGGAGCGCTGCTAATATAGATAGTGCCGGTCAATCTCCGACGGTGATAGCTGATTATATGCTCACGGCGGTCCGATGAGCCGAGTTACTGTATATCAAAATGCATTTACGGTTGGAGAGATAGACCCCCTCTTGCAGGCTAGGGTTGATTTACAACAGTATGAGGCAGCGCTCGACCGTGCAAAGAATGTGGTAGTTATGCCGCAAGGTGGCCTAGAGCGCCGCCCTGGTCTTCGTTTTATGAAAGACTTAACCAGCCATAAAGGTAGTTCATTCACTGACATTGAGGCATTTCGCTTAGTATCATTTGAGTTTAGCACTTCGCAGTCTTACATGCTGGTTTTCGTTAAGAATACTACGAGCATTACTCGCATGTTTGTTTACGCTAATCTGCAATTACAGACTGATATCAACGGTAGCGGAAATGATTATTTAGAGTGTAGCCTGGGTGATATCGACCTCAGTACAATTTATTTTACTCAGAGTGCAGATACATTAATATTGGTCCAAGAAGATATGGCTCCTAAGAAAATAGTCCGGGGTACAAGTAACTCTAATTGGACTATATCGGACCTAGATTTAACGACGCCATACTTCAACATTAATCCGAGTGAAAGCACTAATGTGCCTGGCAATATTACGCCGTCGGCTGTCGATAATACAATTAATATTACATTCTCATCTAACTTTATGAACCCTGAAATTACCGGCACTGCCTCTGCCGGCACAACGAACACAATCACTTTAGCCGGTGCACAAAACGAAAATAGGTTTTTTGTGGGGGCACAATTAGAAATCACTGGAGGTACCGGCGCTGGTCAGAAACGTTTTATAACAGAGTACACCACGTCTAGGGTCGCAACGGTAGACAGAGACTTTACCACAATTCCAGACAACACAAGTACGTACAAGGTATTCGAGAAAACGCAGCAATACATTGTTTCGGAGAATGGTTTTGGCCGGGCAAGGTTGATAGAGCGTAACAGTAACACTGTCGCAAAAGCTCTTGTCATCGTTCCATTTTTTAATACTGATGCTGTTAGCAATTGGAAAATCGAAAGTGGGTACGAGGCTGTATTCTCAGATGAACGTGGGTATCCACGGACTTGTACATTCCACGAAGGGCGCCTGTTTTTCGGAGGAACTAAAAGCCTACCATCAACTTTGATTGGCTCAAAAGTAAACGACTTTTTTAATTTTCAATCTGACGAGGGTTTGGCTGATGATGCTATATTCGTAACGTTAAGCTCTGACAGTGTTAATAGCATTACTGGCATTCGCTCAGGTCGTGACTTACAGATATTTAGTACAAGCTCTGAATTTTTTATTCCGCAAGCCGAGCTAGACCCGATTACACCAAGCAATATTGTAGTCAAGACGGCGACTAAGCGGGGTAGTCGTGACGGCATAAGACCGGTTGCGGCTGAGGGTGGCACATTATTTATACAGCGTGAAGGCAAAGCTATCAGAGAGTTTTTATTTTCTGACGTAGACCTTAGTTATGCAGCCAACAATATATCGCTACTTTCTAGCCACTTACTCAAAGACCCAAAACATATGGCGCTGCGGCTAGCGACCAGCACGGATGACGGTGACTTGTTGTTGATAACGAATGGTGACGATGGCACAATGATGGCCGTATCTATACTGCGTAGCCAGAACGTTATAGCTCCAACTGAGTTTGTCACCGCTGGTAGTTTTTTAGATGTGTCTGTTGATATTACAGATATCTATACTATTGTTCGCAGAGATGAAATCAGCAGAGCAACTGCAATAATAGAAGGAATCAGTACCCCATCAGTTGGACAACAACTACAGTTTAGTAAAAATGATGGAACGCTGATTACCGTAGAGGTAGAGGCTGGTAGTGGTGTGGGTTCTGGTTCTGCTGCTTCTGGTAATACGCATTTTGTTAGGAGAGGCAGTTCATCACAAGATTTTATGCAAAATTTAAATATAACTATCAACTCTATTAGTGGCTTCTCAAGCGTTTACCAAATTAATGATAATACAGTCACTGTAACGAGGCTAGGTTTCGGTATTAATAATTTATCGATTACTTCTAATCTGGTTGGCGTTGTTGCTAATAATTTTGTTGGTAACATTAAATATTACCTAGAAAGTTTTGATGACGATAGAACGACTGATGCCAATATACAGTATTTTAGTGGTTCGGCAGCCCCAGACCAAAATCTTCCTGGAAGCACAACAGCATCTAATTTAGGACATTTAGAAGGCGCTACCGTTAAAATGATACGCGATGATATTGTTTTGTCGGATGCAACGGTATCTAGTGGAAATGTTACCATAGACCAAGCGCCAACAGTCTATCTTGAGGTGGGTCTAGATTTTGATGTGGATGTTAGGACACTGCCACCTGAGCCACGTCTCCCGAGCGGGATAATACAGAGCCGTAAAAAAAGAATAGTCGAAGTAACGCCTATTTTAGACCGTACACAGAACCTAACGGTCAATGGGTTCAATGCACCAATACAAGATTTCCCTATTACCCTTGGCTCCGCGCTGCCACTCTTCACTGGTAGAGCAAGGGCTTCTGGGTTTCTTGGATACAATGACGAGGCACAGATAACTGTCAGTCAGTCTGACCCGGTCTTTTTTACGTTACTAGCTCTTGAATACAAATTGAGTTACGGAGGATAATATGGCTTTTGCAGTCCCAGCCGCATCTGCGGCATTTACAGCAATCAAGGGCGCTACCGCTGCTATGCAGGCAAGCCAAGGATTGATGACTGCTCTGCGTGTTGCGAGCGCTGGCATGCAAATTATGAAGGGTATGAAAGAAAAACAGGCTTATAATACCAAAGCGCGATATAGGCAGTTAGAGGGCAGAGTTGAGGCCGTCCAAGAAAAAGAAAAAGGCAATGAAATATTGCGTCGAATTAAGGTCGGTCTCGCTAACAATATTGCTTTATCAGGGGCTACTGGTTTTGACATAGCTGACCTTACTGTCCAGGGCCGTATGAACTTTGGTGTTATGCGACCAGGCTCTATAGAATTTAGCACATCACAAGATAACCAAAATATTATAGGGCTACAGACAAACCGTGATGTGTCTGACTTGAGGGCAGCCGGCGACACAGCGATGATGGGCGGTATTATGGGTGCCCTTGGTTCGCTTGCTAATTCTCCGCAAATTGGCACAGCGCCTGACGCGGTTACAAACCCTATCTCCAGTATGGGTCCAAGGCTGCAACCAGCACCTACTTTTTATAATCCTTACATACGCCCGAAACTTACAGCCGGGGATTTATTTAGATAATGGCTAGACCAGAAGCACCAACATATCAGCGTATGGGTTTAATGACTAGAAGCCTACGTCCCGCAACAGATTACGCGGCGCGGGAAAGTATTGCCCTACAGCAAAATATAATAACCCAAATTGATAGCATGTATGCCAATACAGTGAAGCAGGCCGCAGTCGAAGCCGAATATAAAGGCACGGAATACGGAGCAGCAAATCCTGTCACGTTACAGCAAATAATAGATAGCAATGAAACTGGTGAAGACCCGCTAGCAAAATTTGACACAGATACAATTTTTGGACGTGCAGCGCGAGCATCTGCTTTGGGAGTGTTCGAGAATGAACTGACCTATGAGGGTCGGACAACGTTTGCTGCTCTAGACCAAGAATTACGAGCCGGTAAGGTAGATATATCGGAGTATGCTCGTAGAATGGATGCCGTTACCGCCGGTCTGTCAGGCGCCGCTCAGGAAGCCTCCCCTGCTTTGGCCGCAAAAATTCGTGCAGAGTTGGGGGTAACGGCAGCTAGTTATTTTACAAGCTATGGTGCTGAGGTACAGAAAAAACAGGATAAGCAGTTAAGCGCAAGCTATACGATAGGTATCGCATCAGACCTCAATGAGTTGCCTAATCAATTGCAGGCCATTCTAAATAACCCGGCTTTGCAACAAGACAACGTCACTAATGAAAATATAATGCAATTAATCCAGACACTTGGTGTTGAGAAAAGTAGGTCTATTACTAACAAGGCATTATCAGCCGAGTATTCATCTGCGGCTATGAAGACATTAGGTAATGAAATAGAAGCAGCATTCACGTCTAGCCTCCAAGAATTTGTCATAAATAAGGCAGTATTTGAAGAGGATGCCGGCGAGTTCGCATACCAAATATTAAAGAAACAACCAACAGGAAATCGTGTAGTAGACGCAATAGTTGCACAATCAAGTGACGGAGAGCGCCGAGCCATCTTTACCGAGATACAAACATTAGAGCGCCAGCGACTGTCTGACATAGATGCAGCTGATGCTAGGCTGGACGAACAAAACACAGAGCGCAGTAATCAAATCAAAGGTGAGCTTATTATATCTCTGCAAGCACACGACCCAACGCAGGGCCCAATTAGTGAAGAGGCTAATTTTAAAAACATGTGGCAAGAGTTACGACAAATAGACCCGGGGGCTGCCGCAGATATTTTAGATAAAGGCATTAAGACTAATTTTGGTACGAATGTAACGGATGAAAACGCAAAGCGCAGTCTACAAGTAGCATACGCTCAGAACCGATTAAGTTTTGATGATATCTTAGATAATATCGATTTACTTAGCGGGGATGACTTAATTGACTTCACTGATAAGGCTCAAGCGTTACAAAGCAAAGAAAATCAAGTAGCGCTGTCATATGTAGCCGGTCAAATAGATTACGACGAAGACGCTCAAAACGTGAGCGAGAGTGATCCTAATTACAAAATGAGCAAATTATATGCTCGTATCAAAGGCAATATCCATGAGGCTAGTTTGGCGGCAGCAAATGCTGGCGAGGATTTCGATGCTATGTCCTTCGCAAAGTCCGAGCTTGAATTATTAGACACCGAGATATCTGACGCAATTAGAGAAAAAACATTAAAGGCTGGTAGTAACGCTCTGAAAAGTATCAACAATCAACTTAAAAATTTAAATATGCCAGCTTTAAGCGATATGCAGCAGGCTTTAGATTATCTTGAGGGATTGAGCAGAAACGATGACTTTTTCCAAAAAGTTCCGCAGCCGGCTGTAAGTAACTACATGGACAAATTGCGGAAAGCGCTTGAGGTAGAGTAATGGAAGATATTTTTAATCAAGTATATGACCGTAGCCAAGAACGTAAAATGGCAACCGTTGCTGATATTGGTATCACAAATGATGGTATGTCTTTAAATGCACCCGGCCCTGCCGAACAGATAACTAAATTACGAGCGCCTCTAAATCAGGCTGAGGGTCAGTCAATACAGCAAACAATAGACGATATTATTCCATCTGTCACTGGTCTAACTTCTGGCGCCGTTTCCGCTACTTTTGGTTTGCCAGGAGATATCGTAGCGCTAGGCAAAGGTTTATACAGTGCTGTGTTCCCTGACGAGGATGAAACGAGAGCAGAAGCATTTATTAATGATGTTACAGAGATATCCGGCAAATACGGTTCAGAAGCACTCAAAGGTGTTTTCAGAGACTTAGCTGCTAAAGCTGGCATCGAGGGTGAAGCATTAGAAGATGCTATGTCTGTTGGTGAGTTAGGCGGTATTGGCGGTGTTGTTAACAAGGCGCCGGATATTGGCAAAGGTATAGCGCGAGCAGCATCAGATTACGCATCAGGAGCCGAGGCAAGAATAGCAGAACGTGCTACCGGTACTACACTTACCTCTGGCGTTGACCCAACGGAAATTGTTGACCAAGCTATTGTTGGCACTAAAAATTTATTAGCAAAACCAGAGGAAAGAATTACTTTTGAGATGGCACCTGAGAATACGCGGGCTCATAAGTCACCTCCACAATTGCTCGTAAAAGGTAATGGTGAAAAAGCTGTAACGCCAGTCACTCAAGCCTACAACGCAAACAACAAGCTTACCAATTTTGAAAACATAGATGCATTACAGAAACAATTCCCTAATGCTTTAGCCAGTGCTGATGAATGGTTAGCAATGGAGCAATCTGCAATGGGTGGAGAATATCTGCCAATACCTCCAATGCAAGCTATTCGCTATTCTCAAGACCCTAATCTTATGGCTGATAAATTACGACAACTAACACCAGAATTAAAAGCAGGCGTTGATGAAGGGTTTGAGTACGTAAACCAAATACGTAATATATATAATAGTGGTCAAGCAGACCCCAAAATGACCGCTGATTTATTCGTCTGGGGCATACTTTCAAGAGGTGCTGGACCAGCACAACAGGAAGCCGCTTTTCTAGACATTATGGCTGATGCCCAGCCGGTAATGGAGAAAGTTGTTAAGGGTGAGTTTAACGAAGCTGACATGGCACAATGGACAGAAAATATGTCTAAAGTAATACCAGACGGCTCACCTGGCAAACAAGTTACTATGAATGTCAATGCTGCCGGAAAATTACTATTTGAATTAGCCAAAATGCCTCAAGGCTCTAACCAAACAGTCTTAGAAATTTTGCATGAAATGGTTTCTGACCCTGATATCTCAGCTAAAATAATACGTCGTAAATTTATGGAGCTTACAGATAGGGCTGGCATTGATAATAAAGTTGTAAGCTTTATTCTTCTAGTTGCTGGGCGTGATGATGTTTTAGTGATGGATAGAATACAAGGCCGCCACTTATGGGATGATGGAAGACATGAGGGTGCTAATATTTATGACGGTTTTTATAAAGAAGGTACAACTGTGCAAGAGGGATTGCTTGGAATATTTAAAGGCCCGCGAGGTATATTAGTTACAGAAATGTTAGAGGACGGTATGCGGCCGAATGTACAAAAAGCTTACGAAATGGTAGGCCGTCCTCAAGATGCATCGCTAGGACGTTTCCATTGGGAGACATGGGTTATAGAGGGTGAGCAAGTTGTTAGTCATTCTACACTAGATAGCATTGCTAAGAATAACCCTGTTGGGGGTAGCGTTGTAGAGGGTAAGACGGATGAGTTTGCATCTGGTTTCCGTTATATGCGAGGTGAGCAAGGCCCGGTTCAAGAGTACCCACTATCAGATGGAACTAAGGCATATATGACACCGACTAAGGCTAAGGAGTTTTTAGCCTTTATCAAAAAGCCAAAAAATGGTATTATACCTAATAACTTTAAAGTAACTGAACGAGCGGATATACCTTGGTATGAGCGAAAAGAAGTCAACAGAGAAAAACTCGACGAAGCAGCAAAAAACTACGCCAACGCAACAGCCGACGGCAACGTTTTACCAAGCGCTTCGGGGGCTAACAAAAGTAAAAACACCACTGGACCAAGCAGTGGAGGAAAACAAGGGGTAAAGTCTGGCGCCTCTAATGGAGGTGCTGATGGCTAAGCTCACTGATATATTAACTGGCGCTGCAAGTAAGCTTGACGAAATTGGTAAAGAGGCCGAAGGTCGCTTCGTTGAGAGTAAGTTACAAGGCGATGTCACAGAGCTCGGCTCCGGGCAGCTGCTCGTTAAGACTAACCCATTAGATGACATAGACGCACTAAACGAAATAGTAAACGTCGGCGGTTTTAGTCGTGGCGTTAATCTGGGTCGTGTAGGTGATTTGCTGATAGATACCGATAGCGCAATGGAGGATATGTCCGTAGGTGAATTGCTGGGCGTTCTGAAGACAAATAACAAAGAACTGTTTGACGCTGCTAAGCGTGGTGAGCTCAGCATGGAAAAAATGTACGAGCTTGCTAACAACAAAGGATTTACAGATTTAACTAAAGAGGCTCTAGCTAGAAAGCCTGGTGATATTGCTAACCCAGAAGACACGCTAGCCGGTTTATTGATTACTGTTAAATTAGCGCAAGAATTAAATTACGGCGCTAAGAAATATCTGGCAGCGCCCGAAGCTGAAAAAGAAGAAATATATAAAAAGATATTAGTTCTAAATAAAATCACACGACAGATATCAGCTAACGTTTCTGGTTCTGTGAGTGAGTATGGTCGCGGCCTATCTGTTGTTAGTAACATAGGCAAGATGCAAAATTTCAGTCTTAAAGAATTTTCTGATGAGATAGCAACTTTTGTTGATGAGGTTGATGAAGGTACACGCGATTTTAATATGTACCAGCTTACGTCTATAACAGAGCCTGCCGCTAAAGCTAAGTTTGCTGAAAACTTAGATAGGTCGAAAACTATAGATGTTGCGATGGAGTTCTATATTAATGCCCTACTCTCTAGCCCTGCTACTCACGCGGTTAATATTGGAGGTAACTTTGGTTTCCAATTGCTGACACTTGCAGAGCGAGGCATGGCCGGGGTAGTTGGCGAAGCTCGTCAAATAATGGGTAGGGTAGACGGCAATGGAATAGATAGCCGCGTATATATGAGCGAGGCCGCAGCCGAGGCTTATGGCATGATGATGGCTCAGAAAGATGCTGTGAAGCTAATGGCTCGCACTTTCATTAAAGGTGATGACCCCGGCAAAATAGACCTTCGCACTAAGGTAGCGCTCGGCTCTACTAATGATATGACAGAAATGCTGAATAATGTAGCGAAGGGAGATTACTTTCAGAGCGGCATAGACACGTTAGCAATGGTACAGCGCTTGCCCGGTCGTATGCTTGCCACAGAAGACGCCTATTTCAAGGCTTTGAGTAAGCGCAGGGTTCTATACCGAGAAGCGCATTTGCGGGGGCAGATAGCCTTTCAAAACGCTAGGAAAGCGGGTATGGGCAGAGATGAGGCTAGAGCGCAGGCAGAGAAAAAGTTCTCGTCTATACTTATTGACCCGCCCAACACAGTTAAAGAAATGATGGAAGCAGAGGCGTTGGAAATGACATTCCAGAATAAGCCAAAAGGTTTCTTCGGTGCACTCGGTCCTAGTGTTTCTCAAAACCCTGCGTTTAAACTAATTGTACCTTTTTATAATACGCCTACTAATATTATTAACCAGGTTTTAGACCGCTCTATCAATCCCGGTCCAATCGTGAAAGCTTTACAAAAAGGTTCCGGGCGTGAGTTTGACATGGCTATGGGTAAGCTTATGACAGGCTGGACAATAGTCGGCGGTGTTTTAGCGCTGACCAATGGCTATGACGGTGATGACCTAGTCTTTACTGGCGGCATATCAATGGACCGTAAAGTTGTAGCAAACTACGCCGGTGGTGCTAACGTGCCTCAATATAGCTTTGGTATCAAACAGGATGACGGCGAGTATAAGTGGCGTACCTATAGCCGGTTTGACCCTATATCTGGTTTGCTAATGATGGCTACAGACTATAACGAATATATGCGTAACTCTGATGCCCCTGGTTTTAGCATGGAATCTGCTCAGGCTATGATGACTGCAATGACCTTGTCCGTTGCAAACTATGCGGGGCAAATGCCTTTCTTACAAGGTATATCCGAACTTACAGACGCTACTTTTAATCGCAGTGGTGACCCCGAAAAGTTTGCTGAGAGAATGCTGATGTGGCTTGGCGAGACTGGTGGCGG